TCCATTTGAGTGGTACTCCATTAGATGATACTTTGATTGTTTTACATGAGATTATTCCTCAGTTTAAAAAGAAGTATGGTTTACAAAAAGTTCAAACTATTATTTTAACTGATGGTGAATCTGAACCACTTTCTTATGCTTGTCAAACAGAGAACCCAAGGACACTTGATAGAAAACTTTTTAAGAAGGGTGTAAGACGTCAAGGTGTATTTCTCAGGGATCGTAAGTTGGGTAATACTTATGAAATTAAACAATGGTTAGATGGAACTGGTGTATTAGTTCAGTATCTTCAAGATAGTTTTCCTGATGTTAATTTTATTGGTATTAGACTGACTACTAATGGTGATTTTAATAAGATGTTAAGGTGGTATCAAAATTATGATATTAAGGTTAAGGAGCAATGGATAAGGAATAAATCAGTTTCTTTGGATATTGGTAACTATACTAAGTTCTTTGCTTTATCTGTTAAAGAAATGAATACTGATGTAGAGTTTGATCCACCAGAGGAAGCAACGAAAGCACAAATCAGAAGTGCATTCAAGAAGTCTTTAAATAAATCGAAGTTCAATCGTAAAATTTTATCCGAATTCGTGGAGTTAGTAGCATGAACACATTTCCAAAGTTCACACCTCTAGGTGGTTGTTACAATTATACAAAGTTAAAGAAGGAAGGATTGGTTGAGAATCCTGATGAGAGTGATGAGATAGAATCAGAAAAGGAATTCACTCCTGAAAATGATCCTTATGGAGGTTATTAGGACAGTCAATAAACTGTCCACCACCACTTTTTTATTCACATCTTTACTACTATAATAAAGACATTGAAAGACCTACATTATGTTTACTGCGAATCCACAAATGACTGAGGACAAAATTGTAAATGATTTAAAGGGACTCTTTGGTAAGGAGTTTACTTATGCTGATGTCAAAGGTTATTGTCGTTCTCATGGTGTGTCAGAGTCTACTGTGATGAACAGGATTAGAAAGTATCGTGTTGGTAAAGGAAGGTATAATTTAGAGGTTAAGGTAAAGGAAGTTGTTAAGAGTATTGAGAAAGCATATGAAGCACCTTCTTTCTTTACTTTGATACCAGAGAAGGATGAGAACTTCGTTCCCTTTGGTAACTTTAATACACTGAAGAAGATTATTAAATCTGGTATCTTTTATCCATCATTCATTACTGGACTCTCTGGTAATGGTAAGACAGTAAGTGTAGAACAGGCATGTGCGATTCTAAATAGAGAGTGCGTTAGGGTAAACATAACAATTGAAACCGACGAAGATGACCTTATTGGTGGGTTTCGCCTTGTTAATGGTAACACTGTATGGCATAATGGACCAGTTATCGAAGCACTGGAAAGGGGAGCTGTCCTCCTTCTAGATGAGATTGACTTAGCGTCTAATAAGATTCTATGCTTACAAAGCATCCTAGAAGGGAAGGGCATATTCCTGAAGAAGATTGGTAAGTATGTAAAACCAGCAGCAGGATTTAACATCATTGCGACTGCTAATACTAAAGGCAAAGGTTCCGATGATGGAAGATTCATTGGTACTAATGTTCTTAATGAAGCATTCTTGGAAAGATTTGCATTAACGTTTGAACAGGAGTATCCTTCTACTAAGACTGAAACTAATATTCTTAATAAGTTGTGTGAAGATAAAGAGTTCTGTGCTAGACTTGCTGACTGGGCAGATATTATTCGTAAGACATTCTATGATGGTGGTATTGATGAGGTTATTAGCACTCGTCGTCTTGTTCACATTCTACGTGCTTATTCCATTTTTGGCGATAAGGTAAAGGCAATTCAACTTTGCTTAAATCGTTTCGATGATGAGACTAAGCAGGCATTCCTCGACCTTTATGATAAGGTAGATGCTGAAGTTGACATTCAGCAGGAGGGATGATATGATATGTTCCTGGAGTCTGCTTTATGATGAACTTGATGGTACACTCGATGAGGAGTATCCTATTATGACAAATGACGAAGAACGGGTGAAAGAAAATTGGGGTTATGAGTATACCCCTCTTCCTGATTCAGAAGACCCAAGAAACTATGTGTATGAATCACCTGATGGAGGAGAAACGGTAATGCGCCGTAAGTCTGGTTCTCTTGATAAGGAGGTTATTAAAAAACCAGAACCAAATCTAAAAGGAAGTTCATGTAGGAAGTATGAGGAAGATAAAGGTATCAAAGCCCTTCAAGATTACATTGCCTCAACTTATACTGGACACTACACTTCTAATCAGAATAATACACAGACATTGGATCTTATCCAGTCTGTAGGTGACGCCGAATCTTTCTGTCGGAGCAATGCTATTAAGTATCTTGCTCGTTATGATAAGAAAGGACAGGCAAAGCGTGATATACTGAAGGCAATGCATTACTGCCTACTGTTATATTACTTCAGTGGACACACAAACGATGAAATTACGACCCGTGGTTATGAAACTTTCTGATTCAACTGTGAATCTGCTGAAGAATTTCAGCAACATTAATCAATCTATTTTGTTTAAGCAAGGTAAGTCTCTTCGTACTATTTCAGTTATGAAGAACATCCTTGCAGAAGCTACAATCAATGAGGAGTTGCCAAAGGACTTTGGTATCTATGATTTGAATCAATTTTTGAATGGACTGTCCTTACATAATAATCCTGATTTAGATTTTTCTAATGATGGGTATGTTGTTATTCGTGAGGGTAGATCACGTTCTAAGTATTTCTTTGCAGATCCAAATGTAATTGTTTGTCCACCTGATAAATCAATTGAACTCCCCACTGAGGATGTGTCATTTGAATTGAAGACTGAACAATTAGACAAATTGCTTAAGGCAGCAGGTATCTATCAGTTGCCAGATTTATCTGCTATAGGTGAGGATGGTGTTGTTAAACTTGTTGTTCGTGACAAGAAGAATGAAACTTCTAATGACTTTGCAGTTGTTGTAGGTGAGACAGATGGTAAGTTTGTTCTTAACTTTAAAGTTGAGAATATTAAATTGATTCCTGGTTCTTATGATGTAGTAGTTTCTCAGAAACTTCTATCTAAGTTTACTTGTCGTGAGCATGATTTGACATATTACATTGCCCTAGAACCAGATTCTAGTTATGAAGAGTGATTTTCTATGGGTAGAAAAGTATCGTCCTAAAACTGTTCAAGAGTGCATCCTGCCTGATAGTATCAAAGATACATTTCAGCAGTTCGTGGATAAAGGAGAGATTCCTAATCTCCTTCTTTCTGGACCTGCTGGATGTGGTAAGACTACCATTGCACGTGCCTTATGTGAACAATTAGGTTCTGACTATATCGTCATCAACGGGTCTGATGAGGGTAGGTTCCTGGATACTGTACGTAACCAAGCAAAGAACTTTGCTTCTACTGTCTCATTAGTAGAGACTGGGACTCATAAGGTTATAATTATAGATGAGGCAGATAATACAACACACGATGTACAACTCTTACTTAGAGCCAACATTGAGGCTTTCTACTCCAATTGTAGGTTCATTTTCACCTGCAATTATAAAAATAAAATCATCGAACCACTCCACTCCCGTTGTGCGGTCGTTGAATTTTCAATCAAAGGTAAAGAGAAGCAGGAAATCGCTGCCGAGTTTTTCAAACGACTCGTATCTATCCTGGACACTGAACGGTGCGAAGCTGATAAGAAAGTTCTCGCGGAACTCATCAACAAACACTTCCCAGACTGGAGAAGAGTCTTAAATGAGTGTCAACGGTATAGTGCCAGTGGAACAATTGATTCCTCCATTTTAGCGGAGTTTAGTGATGTCAAGACATCGGATCTCATACGAAAACTCAAGGAGAAGAACTTCACTGAAGTTCGGAAGTGGGTTGTTAGTAACCTTGATAACGATCCTGGGGTTATCCTACGCCGTGTCTATGAATCTCTCACTGATTCAGTGGTTCCCCCTAGTATTCCTGCTGCTGTTCTTATCATTGCCAAGTACCAGTATCAGATTGCTTTCGTGGCTGACCAAGAAATTAACCTCTTGGCTGCGCTCACTGAAATAATGTGTGAATGTGAATTTAAATGACTTATCAAGGAATGAAAAAATCTAAGAAAGAAAAACTTAGAGCTCAAGTCAAATCCAGATGGTACTATATCTTCTGGGGTACTGCTACAGTAACGGTATTCGTTGGGCAAATGTATGTTGGTAACGGATTCCGTAGGATGGCAGAAAGTTTTGATAGGGTATTGGATGCTCCTATAAAAATGAATATAGGTATTCCAAGACTTGATCCATGGGAGGATCACCCTAGTGTTATTAAGTGAAGCAGATGCCATCTATGCTGCCGATAGGTTTATTAATTATTATTCTCGGTTCAACCGCATTGATGATTATCTTAGGCATGTAAAGAAGGATAGAATGGATGCCCGTCCTGGATCACTCTTTGGTGCTGACTCTGAGTTCTTTAATTCATTTAATATACATCCCAATCAGATGGAGTTTGAGATCCATGTGGTTGACACTAATCCCAAAACTACATCCAGATATAACCAATGGTTGTATTCTGAGACACTAAACCTAACTGCTTCTAATGCTATAGAGGAAGCCATACCAGGACGTACTCATAAGTGGATAGTAGAAGAAGTTAATACAAAAAAGGTAGTTGGGGTTGTTAGGTTTGGTTCCCCTACAATTAATAGCAAACCTCGTAATGATTACTTCAACAGGGTCGTACCCCTTAAGGAAATTAATCCTCATTTTGTCATGGGTTTCAACATTGTTCCTACTCAGCCTTTTGGATTCAATTATCTTGGTGGTAAGTTGCTTGCTCTTTTGGCATCATCTTATGAACTAAAGAGTCAGTTCGATCATAAGTATGGAACTGATTTAAAATATTTTGAGACTACTTCTCTTTATGGAACAACCAAGGGAATGTCCATGTATGATGGTTTGAAACCCTTCTTGAGGCATATAGGTGACACTGAGAGTAAGTTTTTACCATTATTCCATGATGATGAATTCCGTGAATTTTTCAATTGGTTCAATGTTAGGAACAATAATGAACGTCTTATTTCTGCAGACAAATCATCTAAGAAGATTAAAATTCAAACTAAGATGATATCAATCATTAAGAATTCTCTGATGTATAATCAGAGTTTAGAGAAGTTGAATGAGTTTAATGCATGTATTAAGCATGCTATGAGTCTGACTGAGAAGAAGAGATATTATCTTGGAGATTTTAGGCATACAGCACAACAAGCGATTGAGTGGTGGAAGAAGAAAGCATCTAAGAGATATGATAAACTTACACGTGAGGGAAGGGTTCGAACTAAACTAGAGATATGGGAACCTGGTGTTGAAATGGAGATCATCCGATGACTGAACTTAAGGATTGGCTTAATTCCATTAATTTTACTAAGGAGGACTTGACTGTTGATGATCCAGATGTTGTTAAGGGTTACGCTCCTTATATTGTTAATAGGTGTCTCAGTGGACATCTTGACACCATACTTTATGCAAATGAAATGAATCTCCACAATCATTTGGATAAGGATATGCAATATCAGTTTTTTCTAAATAGTCTGAGGAAAAGGAAGAGATTCTCACCCTGGCTAAGAAAGGACAAAGTTGAAAACCTTAATATTATTAAAAAATATTATGGTTACTCCAATGAAAAGGCATTACAGGCTTTAAGACTTCTGACAAACGAACAACTGGATTACATTAAAAAGCGACTTGAAACTGGAGGAATGAGATGAGTACGGTGAAGGAACCTGAGGTCAATTGGAATCAGGAATTGATGGTAGAGGTTCAGTTAAATGAACCGGATGATTTTCTAAAAGTCAGAGAAACTCTTACTAGAATTGGTGTAGCTTCACGTAAGGAAAAGAAGTTATATCAATCATGTCATATTCTGCATAAGCAGGGTAGATATTATATTGTTCATTTTAAAGAATTATTTGCATTAGATGGGAAGCATGCTAATCTTACATCTAATGATGTACAGCGACGCAATCGCATTACTCAGTTATTGTCTGATTGGGGACTTGTAGAGGTTGTTAAGGCAGAGTCTATTGCTGACATTGCTCCTCTTAATCAAATTAAAGTACTTTCCTTTAAAGAGAAGGATGAGTGGACTTTAGAAACCAAGTACAACATTGGTAAAAAGAAGGTATCTCCTGAAAAGTAATTGAAAAAATTTATTTTTGACGTTGACGGAACTCTGACTCCTAGTAGACAGAAGATTACTCCAGATTTTATATCATTATTCTCTGAGTTTGTTTCTCAGGAGGATGTTTATCTGGTCACTGGTAGTGATCGTGATAAAACTTTAGAGCAGATTACACCAGAGATATACTATGAGTGTAAGAGAGTATATAATTGCTCTGGTAGTGATGTCTATGAGGGTGATATTAATGTTTATAGGGATGAATGGGAATTACCTGAGAAGGTAGAAAGATTTCTGCAAGATGAATTGGATTTCAGTCAGTTTCCTATTCGTAATGGGAATCATATTGAGAAGAGACCTGGTGGAGTTAATTTTAGTATTTTAGGTAGAGATCCAGATCCTTTTCTTGGTAGAGAAGAGTATATTAAATGGGATAAAATGAATAGTGAAAGACGGTTTATAGCAATTAGGATGATGGATATGTTTCCAGATTTGACTGTCGCATTAGGAGGACAGACTGGTGTTGATATTGGACCTAAGGGTGCTGATAAAAGTCAGATATTAAGAGATTTTACTGCAGATGATGAACTACATTTCTTCGGTGATAGGATGGAACCTGGTGGTAATGATCATTCTTTAGGGGAAGCAGTAAAGAAAATGGGTGGTTATACGTACAATGTGGATGGTTGGAAAGAGACAAGAAGTGTTATAATTAGTTATGTCGCCGAAAGGGACAACACAACACAAACTCGCTCATAGGAGGAGCTACTATCATGGGTAACCTAGTAAGGTATCGGTCGTCTGATCTGCCAGAATTAATGGATAAGATCATGCGGAATAGTATAGGAATCAATGATGATTACCTAGACAGATTTTTTAACGTATCACAAACGTCTAACTATCCCCCTTTTAACCTTATCCAAGTAAACAATGTCGAAAGCAGATTGGAAGTCGCGCTTGCCGGCTTCAAGAAAGATGACATCAAAGTCTATACGGAGTATGGAAAATTATTTGTGGAAGGCAAGCAAGAGGACAAGGAAACAGATGGAGAATTTGTCCACAAAGGATTGGCCCAACGTTCCTTTGAACGACAGTGGACGCTCGCCGAGGATACAGAGGTACGATCCGTCAGCTTTAGAGACGGACTCCTCACCGTGGAACTGGGAAAGATAGTTCCAGAGCATCATTCTCGTAAGGACTTTATTTAATACATAGGAGGGGTTGCATCCCCTCCTTTTTTATGTTACAATATTTTTATGACTATTAAACTCGCACTATTAAAATCCGGTGAGGATGTCATTGCTGATTGGCATGAATTAATTGCTGGAGATGAGGATACCGTAGCAGCATATCTTGCAAAGGATCCTTATGTTGTTAAGCTTAATAAAGCTGACATTCCTAATGACAAAACACCAGCAAAGGTAGGCATTACCTTTTTCCCTTGGATGCCTTTATCTAAGGAGACGGATATACCAATTAATCCTGATTGGGTTGTTACTTTGGTAGATCCTGTTGATCAAGTAAAAGAATCTTATGAGGACAAGGTAAATGGCAACAAAGAAGGACGCGAAGGTGGTAGTTCTGACAACGGGGACGAAACTGATAGCGACAGTTGAAGAAGTAACAACAGAATTGGGTGAACCAGATTGTAAATTGATTGAACCGTATCAAATTACGGAACATGATACCCTTGAACCATGGTTACTTAATATAACAAATCAGAACGAAGTGATGATATCTTCTGATAAAATACTAACGTTGGTCGAACCCAAAACTACACTACTAGCAAAATACGAAGACGTATTTGATTGATGCGCTTTTATACAAATGTCCAACTTGTTGGAAACCAATTCCTGGTTCGTGGATACGATAATGGGAAGAGGTTTAATGATAGGGAGGAATGGCGTCCTACATTATTTGTTGATTCTAAAAAGAAGTCCAAGTATCAGACATTAGATGGGAAGTATGTAGAACCTATCCAACCAGGATATGTACGTGATTGTCGTGAGTTCTATAAGAAGTATCAGGATGTAGAAGGGTTTAATATTTACGGTAATGAAAGATATATCTATCAGTATATTTCTGAGAAGTATCCTCAGGATGAGATTAAGTTTGACATATCAAAAATACAATTAGTTACTCTGGATATTGAGACGACATCTGAACAGGGATTCCCTGATGTGTTGGATTGTATTGAAGAGGTACTTTGTATTTCATTACAGGACTATAGTACCAAGAAGATTATTACTTGGGGTGTAGGATCGTATCAAATTAAGCAGGACAATCATAGTTACATTACTTGTAAGGATGAGTTTGAATTGCTCAATAAATTTATTGAGTGGTGGATGCAATATACTCCAGAAGTTATTACTGGATGGAACGTACAACTATTTGACATACCATATATTGCAGGACGTTTGAAGCGTGTCCTAGGTGAGAAGTTGATGAAGCGTTTGTCACCCTGGGGATTGGTGACAGAAGGAGAAGTTTATATCAAAGGTAGAAGACATGTGCAAATGGACATAGGAGGTGTTACACAATTAGATTATCTTGACTTGTATAAGAAGTTCACTTATACTAATAGAGAATCCTATCGTCTTGATTACATTGCTGAGGTTGAGTTAGGCCAAAAGAAACTAGACCACTCTGAATTTGATACATTTAAAGAGTTCTACAGTGGGAACTGGCAGAAGTTTGTTGAGTATAACGTGGTGGACGTTGAACTTGTTGACCGTTTGGAAGACAAGATGAAACTCATCGAACTTGCCTTAACTATGGCATATGACGCAAAGGTGAATTTCACTGATGTGTTTTATCAAGTTCGAACTTGGGATTCTATCATTTATAACTATCTAAAGCGTAGGAACATAGTCATTCCTCCACGCAAGAGTGTTGATAAAACAGACAAATATGCAGGTGCTTATGTCAAGGAACCGAAACCAGGAAGCTATGATTGGGTTGTTAGTTTTGACCTCAATAGTCTCTATCCTCATCTTATTATGCAGTATAATATCTCCCCAGAAACACTCAGGGAGACTAGACATCCCAGCGCAAGCGTTGCGAGGTTATTAAACAAAGAGGTAGATATTGATGGTAAGTATGCTGTTGCTGCTAATGGAGCACAGTATGATAAGAGTAGGAAGGGATTCCTACCAGAGTTAATGGATAAGATTTATAATGAAAGAGTCATCTTTAAGAAACGAATGCTCCAGGCCAAACAGGAGTATGAGAAGACGCCTAGTAAGAAGTTGGAAAAGGAAATCGCTAGATGTAACAACATTCAAATGGCGAAGAAGATACAACTTAATAGTGCTTATGGCGCTATCGGCAATAACTATTTCAGGTATTATAAGTTAGAGAATGCTGAAGCAATAACCTTGTCAGGTCAGTTTTCTATCAGATGGATAGAGAACAAGATGAATGAGTATCTAAATAGATTGCTTAAGACTGATAGTAAAGATTATGTCATCGCTTCTGACACTGATTCCATATATCTCAATCTGGGACATCTTGTTCAGACTATCTATGGTCAAGACAAGGATGTTGATAAGACAAAAATTGTTAATTTTCTGGATAAAGCGTGTCAGGAGCAACTGGAACCGTTCATTGAAAAGTCGTATGCTGAACTTGCGTCTTATGTGAATGCCTATGAGCAGAAGATGTTCATGAAGCGAGAGAATATCGCTGATCGTGGCATCTGGACTGCTAAAAAAAGATACATCCTCAACGTGTGGGATAGTGAAGGTGTTCGTTATGAAAATCCCAAGTTAAAGGTGATGGGTATTGAAGCGGTTAAGTCTTCTACTCCTGCTCCTTGTCGTCAAATGTTAAAGGATGCATTTAATAAGATAATGACTGGAACTGAAGATGATGTCATCGAGTTTATTGATGATTGTCGTCAGAAGTTTAGGGCAATGCCACCTGAAGATATTGCTTTTCCACGATCAGTTTCTGAAGTGGATAAGTATAAGGCGTCCTCAACCATCTATGCAAAGGGGACGCCTATACATTGTCGTGGCGCATTATTATACAATCATTATGTTAAACAGAATAAGATGGATCATAAGTATTCACTTATTCAGAACGGTGAGAAGATTAAGTTCTGTTATCTTGCTAAACCTAACCCAATCCATGAAAATGTGATATCATTTATCCAGGATTTTCCCAAGGAATTGGGACTGGACAAATACATTGATTATGATATACAATTCAATAAGTCATTCTTGGAACCTCTTAAGATCATTCTGGACTCTATTGGGTGGAGTGCAGAGAAAACTGTCAACCTCGAATCATTTTTTTCCTGAAATGGAATTACCTATTAACGACGCTGATTTATCAACAATAGTTAAGGCTCTTGCCTTAGGTGGAGATGCTAGACTTTATCATCTTCTAAAGGAGGTTAAAGAAGTTAGGGATGCTAATCCTGATGGTCCTTATAAGAAAACTTTACGTGAAGAAAGAGGAATCACTATCTGATGTTTTTTAAAAAAGTGAGTTTGGTTACTGGTGGGTTTGACCCAATCCACAGTGGACATATATCATACTTTGAGAGAGCAAAGGATCTCTCCAACTATCTTGTAGTAGGCATCAATACTAACGAGTGGTTGACTAGAAAGAAAGGACAATATTTTCTACCATGGATAGAACGGGCGGAGATCATCCGTCACCTTGATATGGTAGATGCTGTCATTTCTTGGGATGATTCTGATGATTCTGCCCTCGGTGCTATTGCTAAATGTTTAGAAATTTCTGAAAAGGTTGTTTTCTGTAACGGAGGTGATAGGACTAAAACCAATATACCAGAAGCACAAGGTTATGCTGATGATCCTAGAGTTGAGTTTAACTATGGTATTGGTGGAGAAGATAAAATGAATAGTAGTTCTTGGATTCTTAATAACTACTTTGATCGTCAGCGTAAACTTTTAGGTATTTGATATGGATTTCCTTAAATCAATTGTAAAGGAGATTGACAATGAGTATGCTGGAATCGTTTCTGATGGTGTTGCAGCTGGCGACTGTGATTCTTTTATCGATACTGGTTGTTACATCTTTAATGCACTGGTATCAGGTTCGATACGTGGAGGAATCCCTGCGAACAAGATTACGGCCCTTGCGGGCGAGTCAAGCACGGGTAAGACTTTCTTTGTTCTTAGCGTTGTGCGCTCTTTCTTGGGTAATAATCCTGAAGGTGGTGTTATCTATTTTGAATCTGAGTCAGCACTTACTAAGCAGATGATTGAGGAGAGAGGTATTGATTCCTCTCGAATGGTTATTGTTCCTGTTACTACGGTACAGGAGTTCAGAGAACAAAGTATAAAGATCCTAGATAAGTTAGGGGATGAAGATAATCGTCCACCTATGATGTTCGTTCTTGACTCCTTAGGGATGTTGAGTACGACTAAAGAAATTGAAGATGCTTCTGCTGGCAAGGAGACACGTGATATGACACGTGCTCAAGTTGTTAAGAGCATTTTCAGGATCTTGACATTAAAGCTTGGTAAGCTTAAAATACCAATGATCGTTACTAATCACACCTACGATGTTGTCGGAGCTTACATACCAACTAAGGAAATGGGCGGAGGATCGGGACTTAAATATGCAGCGAGTTCGATCATTTATCTTGGAAAGAAAAAGGATAAGGATGGAAAAGAAGTCATCGGAAATATTATCAAAGCGGAGACTCATAAATCAAGGTTAAGTAAGGAGGGTAAGAAAGTTGAAGTACGACTCTCGTTTGACAGGGGGCTGGACCCCTATTACGGACTACTCTCACTTGGAGAAAAATACGAAGTATTTAAACGAGTTGGAAACCGAATTGAGACGTCAGAAGGGAAGGTTTATCCTAAGACTATTCTCGAAAATCCTGAAAAGTATTTTACGCCAGAAATAATGCAGGCTCTTGATGAGTGTGCAAAGAAGGAATTTGGTTATGGTACATAATTATCAGGTATTACCAGATGAACTCTGTGATGCTTTGGTAGAATTATTTGAAAGTGATGCTCAACATCATGAACGTGTGGACAACCAATCCAAACCAACATTCACACAGTTGAATTTAAACCAGCATCATGCTAAAATAATTCCAACTCTTTCGCAATATGCGATTGGTGTTATCAATCTCTATAAACAAGATGTTCTAGCAGCAAAGTATCTTCCTCCTTCTCGTTATTTTGAGGAGTTTAGGATTAAGAAATACGATGTTGGTGGAACAGATCGTTTTGATGAGCATGTTGATGTTGCTGATTATGCATCTGCTAGGCGTTGCGTTGCTTTGCTATTTTATTTGAACTCTGTTCCTGTTGGAGGACAAACTATATTTCCACTTCATGGAAAAGTTTTTAGACCAACTCAGGGATATGTTACTATCTTTCCACCTACTTGGGAATATCCTCATGAAGGTGAAGCACCTATTAGTAACACCAAGTATATTATGAGTACTTACCTTCACTATGGATAATGTTGAACTACTGGTTCTGCGAAGTCTTCTTCACAATGAGGATTATGCTAGAAAGGTAGTACCTTTTATACAAGGAGATTACTTTGAGCAACCTTCTCAGAAGATTGTCTTTGAGGAGGTGTCTAGTTTTATTACTGAGTATGATGAACTTCCTACCAAGGAAGCATTGTATATTGAAGTAGAAAAGCGTAATGATGTTAATGAGGAAATTTATAAGCAGGTAACAGAACTTATAGGAGTATTGGATGATTCTCCTTCTGATGAAGATTGGTTGTTAAACACCAGTGAGAAGTGGTGTAGAGACCGTGCCATTTATTTGGCATTAATGGAATCTATACAACTTGCAGATGGTAAAGATGATAAGAAAGGAAGAGATGCTATACCTAGTATTCTTTCAGATGCACTTGCTGTATCTTTTGATAACAATATTGGACACGACTATCTAAAAGATTATGAGGAAAGGTACGAGAGCTATCATCGCAAGGAGGATAAAATACCATTTGACTTGGAGTATTTCAACAAGATTACAAAAGGTGGTATTCCTAACAAGACTCTTAACATCGCTCTTGCTGGTACGGGTGTTGGAAAGTCTTTGTTCATGTGTCATATGGCTAGCTCCTGTCTCTCTGCCGGACGTAATGTATTGTACATTACCCTTGAAATGGCAGAGGAGAAAATTGCAGAACGTATTGATGCGAACCTTTTGAATGTAAATATTCAGGAGATAACTGATTTACCCAAACCAATGTTTGAGAGTAAGGTTACTTCTCTTGCTAAGAAGACACAAGGTACTTTGATTATTAAGGAGTATCCAACTGCTTCAGCACACTCAGGACATTTCAAAGCGTTACTAAATGAACTTGCTTTGAAAAAATCCTTTAGGCCTGATATAATATTCATAGACTATCTTAACATCTGTGCAAGTTCACGCTACCGTGGAAACACATCTGTCAACTCTTACTCGTATATCAAAGCGATTGCTGAAGAACTTCGTGGACTTGCCGTGGAAGCGAATGTTCCGATTGTTAGTGCGACACAGACGACCCGTAGCGGGTTTGCTTCTTCTGATGTGGATCTTACCGACACCTCAGAGTCTTTTGGTTTGCCTGCTACTGCTGATCTTATGTTTGCCCTCATCAGCACTGAAGAACTTGAGGGACTAGGACAAATATTAGTAAAGCAATTGAAGAATAGATATAATGATCCCACTATTAATAAGAGATTTATTGTTGGTGTGGATAGAGCAAAGATGAGATTATATGACGTAGAGCAAAGAGCACAGGCAGATGTACTTGACAGTGGGCAAGAAGAAGAGTATGATGAGTTAGCAGCAAAAGCTTTTAAGGACAAAAAGTTCAACGACTTCAAATTCTAATGACTGATCCCTATCCAGCACTTGGTAGTAACTACCGCGAACCAATTGAAACTTACACAACTAATAGAGGACTTACTCTTACTGCTGAAGAAGTGGTAGCATTGAGAGATCTTTTATCTCATGTTCCAGATCCTAGTAATGAAATAGTTTCCTTGTATGATAAAGTAAAAGTATTATGACTAAGAAACAGTTTAAAACAACAGATAAGAAAGGAAGAGAATCAACTTGGGAGTGGGAAGAAACTCCTGAAGTTGTTGCAGCATTAGAAAAACTACGTGCAACTGAACGTTTACACCAGGACATTAGAGATGGCAAAAGTTGATCCAAAGAAGTATCTTGATTTTGTTAATCAAGTAACAAGTGATGAATCAAAAGATGGTGTTGCATTTGTAAATCGTCTTCGTGATTTGGAGGGTGATGATTGTGAGATACATCGTCTTCTAACTGCTGCTGTGGGATTATCTGCAGAGAGTGGTGAATTTATGGAGATTGTTAAGAAGATTATTTTTCAAGGTAAACCATATAATGATGATAATGTTTTTCATATGAAGAGAGAGTTGGGTGATATTATGTGGTATCTTGCTCAGGCATGTATGGCACTTGATACTGATTTAAATGAGTTGATGGATATGAATGTTGAGAAGTTGAGTGCTCGTTATCCTGCAGGAACATTTGATGTTCACTATTCGGAGAATAGGGTAGATGGTGATGTATAGTATTAGATTCAATTCAGAGTTAATACATGAGTGTCTTCCAAAAGAAGAGTGTGAGAGGTTGTTAGATAAGTATAAGGAAAGATATGAAAGTGGCACAGTAGAATGGCCACTTGAATATCAGAATATGAAGATTGAAGAATTTTCTGGTAAATTTATTTTGGTTGATGAGAAAGAAGTAAATAAAGTTCAAAAGGATTATGATGAGTCATTAAACAGAAAGGAGGAATATCTATGAACAAGTTTCTTTGGAAAGTGTGGTATAAGATGAAGTATTTTTGGGATTGGGGAATGGGTGGAGCAACTGATGCAGTAACTCATCCTTATAAAGATAATGAACCACCAAAGATAGGAACAACTCCTTATACTGGTGACACTCACGATAAAGGAGATTAATTTTGGATTATAAATCTTCGGGTGTGGATATAGAAGCAGGAAATGCTTTTGTAGAAAGACTCAAAGAACAAGCACCTAGTATTGGTGGTTTTGGTGGTATGTTTAGAGTACCTACTGGATATGAGAAACCTGTATTGGTTTCTGGTGCTGATGG